TTCAGGGGCACGGATTGCCCGGTGAATGTGTATTCCAAAAGCAGTGGACTTGGTTTGTTAATCTTAAGACTGGCAACGGTATTGCAACTGTTCCCTTCTTCTCCTCCATGCGTCTGGCATAACATCAAAGAGAATGGGATGCGCTCTAAAGACACCCTCACTCAAACCACACTATCTAACACTAACTCATGACCTTTGAAATTGCATCTGCCCTGCTCAATCGTGCCAGCAATGGTAATGAATTGCTGAGCATCCTGGAGTCTATCGCATCTGATGACCAACAGGGGGCAGATCAGGACAGTTGAGCAAGTGTCCACCCCCTGCCGGATTCGGTGGGGGGTTGCCTGTAGGATACGTAAGAACCAAACGACCTCCCCCCCATGACCAGCAACACCTACAACGGTTGGGCAAATTACCAGACCTGGAATGCTGCCCTCTGGATTGGCAACGATGAGTTTCTCTACAATACTGCTAAGGCATGTGTTGAGTACTGCGGCACCAATGAGACCCCATGGGCAAAATTCGTCCGTTGCATGACGGATGGGCAGATCGGACGGATGCTGGGTCAGACCCGCGACGGGGTGAAGTGGAACGACCCCGCAATCGATGAGGCAGAGATGGTTGAGATGATGGCAGACCTCTAGGGGGTTGCCCCCTCACCGTGCTACAATTAAACCGAACCAAACGACCCCACCTCATGGCACTCTACAATCAAGCATCAGACCTCGTGACCCGTCAGACCGTATGGATCGGAACCAAGGTGAGCAACCTTCCCAAATGGAACGGAACCGAATTGGTGGAACCGGGCAAAGGTCAGGCAAACACCCATACCCGTGGATGGCAGGATGATGGTCTGCCTGCTGCTGAGTTGGCAGACCTGCACACCTCATGGCAGGGGTGGGTCGGTCCCGGTCACCGTTACTATTGCAACCCAGAGGCAGGTCGGATCTCCTGCCCGGCATGATGCACTCCCTGCCCCCTGCCCTTCGGGGTGGGGGGTTCGTGCTATGGGCACCCTATTCGTTCGTGAATCAGCAGTGCCCCCGGTGCGGTCGTTGCCCCCCCGTGCCCCCGTGTTTAAAAACCCATCACTACCCTAACCTACAACTGACCCAAATCGACCTATAAATATCGATTCACTCAAAAAATTGCCGAGACTATATAATTTTGAAAAAGGTAAATTATAATACTTAAAATGAAAAAAAATTCCGGCAAAAATTTTGAGTCTCTACAAGTCGATCCGATTACTGGTGAGTATTATGTTGTAATACCCGAATGGATTGTGAATGAACTTTCTTGGTATGAGGATAGTGAGATAAACTTTTCTCTAGAGGGAACAGACTTAGTATTAACCGAAAAAAAAGAAGATTGACAGAGTATAGATAATGATGTATGATACTTAAGTAATTACTTGAAATTATGGCTAAAGGATTTACCGTAAAGGCAAAGGCGCCCGAAGCGTCTTCAACAGTACCCGAATGGGACTATGATAAAGCAAAAGAAATAGTAAGGGGCAAATCAATTGTCTTTTGTCTTCCTGGTAGGGGAGTTTCTTATACCTACCTGAAGAGTTTTGTACAACTTTGTTTTGACTTAGTACAGTCTGGAGCAAGCATTCAAATCTCGCAGGACTATTCATCAATGGTAAACTTTGCTAGATGCAAATGTTTAGGTGCGAATGTACTACGTGGACCTGATCAGATTCCCTGGGATGGAAAACTAAAATATGATTGGCAACTTTGGATTGACTCGGACATTGTTTTTAATACTGAAAAGTTTTGGCAATTGGTTCTGATGGAAAAAGACATTGCTGCTGGTTGGTATGCTACTGAGGATGGGCACACGACTTCTGTAGCACATTGGTTAGAAGAAGATGACTTCCGCAATAATGGTGGAGTCATGAATCACGAAACCGTTGATAGTATCTCGAAACGTCGTAAACCATTCACTGTAGATTATACTGGATTTGGATGGGTATTGATTAAGCACGGTGTATTTGAGGATGATGGAATCAAGTATCCTTGGTTTGCACCAAAGATGCAAGTCTTTGATTCTGGAGATGTTCAGGATATGTGTGGAGAAGATGTATCATTCTGCCTAGATGCTATCGCAGCAGGTTTTGAAATTTGGTGCGACCCTCGTATCAGAGTTGGTCACGAAAAAACAAGAGTGATCTGATTTAATGGCAGAAGCATACAATATTCTTTGTAGAGGGAGAAGAATTTATTCACATCTCACAGAAGAAGAATATTTCAATGTAATGGAGGATCTATCATTAAAATTCTATCAGATAGGTTCTCCAAATCCAAATGAAATTGAAACTGAGGTAATTGAAAATGGCTAAACGTCCCACACTATCCGGCAACATTATTGAAGCAAAACCTAAAAAGTCTCGGCAAGGGACTGGTGCCCATACTAAGTATGCTGCGAGTTCTCGTAACTCAGCTCGTAAAAGGTATAGAGGGCAAGGAAGGTAATCATCAAGTGGGTCATGTGCCCACTTTTTTTATGTAATAAATATTTTTTTTATTTAAACTATTATCGAATTGGAAAAGTTTTCAATGGGCAGGCACCTATTACTAGAGGTGTATAATGTTAAATACGATCTCATTAATGATGCTGTGGCAATTGAAAAGGTAATGGTAAATGGCATTCAACGAGCAGGAATGACCATTCTAAACGTCTTCAAGCATTGCTTTATACCTCAGGGGTGTACGATAGTCATTGCACTCTCTGAGAGTCATGTATCGTGTCATACGTGGCCAGAGGAAGGTTGCTTGGCAATAGATGTTTATACTTGTGGTGAAGGAAATCCAAAACTAATTGCAATAGAGTTGTTAAAATATTTAAATTCAGATAATTATTCTCTTCGGGAAGTATGTCGTTAAATAGAAATAGGAGATAGCAACCTCCTTCATAAAAGTTCTGTTTTATTCATTAAAACAGGAGCTAAAATGTTATTCGAATCCGAAGATTCTCAAAAAAGAATAATTCAAGAAGTCATGCATGATTATGCACCGAAGCATAATCTTAAAAAACAAACTGAATTGCATGAAAAAATTCGTAACGATGAGGACTATGATGATTGGCAATATGGCACTGAACCGGTTTATGGTTCTTCATGGAAGTAGATATAAATAAATAAAAAACTTTATTAGATGGCAATTCAAAGGATATCCAGATCATTTAAAGATATCAGTTTATCCTTTGAACCACATCCTGTGACAAAGGATCTACCAATATTAAAGAATGAGAATGCAATTCGCAGATCTGTAAGAAATATTGTAGAAACTATTCCAACTGAAAGATTCTTTAATTCATTATTGGGATCTGATATTGAAAGAAGTTTATTTGAATTTGTTGATTTTGGTACTGCATCAGTAATTCAGAATCAAATTGAAATTTCAATTAATAACTTCGAACCAAGAGTTAATAATGTAAGAGTTGAAGTAGATCCTATTCCCGATCAAAATACATTTAATGTAAATGTAATTTTTGATATTATTGGACAAGAGTTTCCAACTCAAGAATATTCGTTCCTATTAGAGGCAACAAGATAAAATGCCTTTTACTAAATTTACAAATCTAGATTTTGATCAGATAAAGACTTCTATCAAGGATTATCTCCGTGCCAATTCCACGTTCACGGATTTTGACTTTGAGGGGTCTAATTTTTCAGTATTAATTGATACGTTAGCATATAACACATATATTACCGCATTCAACTCAAATATGATCGTTAACGAATCCTTCTTGGATTCTGCGACTCTTCGTGAAAATGTAGTTTCATTAGCAAGAAATATTGGTTACGTACCCCGTTCTAGAACGGCAGCAAAGGCACAAATATCATTTAACGTACCAATTAGTACAGACACTCCAATAGTGACCTTACAGGCAGGTCTAGTGTGCGTGGGGGACGTTGATAACTCATCATATACTTTTTCAATTCCGGATAATATCTCAACAAGTGTTATTAACGGTACTGCATCTTTCAATAATATTGATGTCTATCAAGGAACATTTTTAACAAAGCAATTTACAGTTGATGGTTCTTTGGACCAAAGATTTATAATTAATAATTCATATGTTGATACCTCCACAATTTCAGTTTATGTGAAGGGAATTAATGACACAGGGCTTGGAGTAGAGTACTCTTTAGTTGATAATATTCTTAATGTAGATTCTTCTTCACGAATTTATCTTATACAAGAAGTTCAGGATGAAAAATACGAATTACTTTTTGGTGATGGATTAATTGGTAAGAAATTGGAAAATAATGCGGTAATTACAGTCACTTATATTGTCACCGATGGTAAAGAAGGTAATGGTGCATCTTCATTTTCATTCTCTGGAAGTATTAAGAGTGCAAATGGTGGATTTCCTAGTTTGGGTAATATAACAATTGCAACAAATCAATCATCCCAAAATGGTTCTGATATTGAGTCAGTGGATTCAATTAAGTATTTTGCACCAAGAATTTATTCATCCCAATATAGAGCAGTAACAGCACGTGACTACGAAGCAATTATCAAAAAGATTTATCCAGAAACCGAATCCGTTGCTGTTGTTGGGGGGGAAGAATTGGTTCCACCAGAATTTGGAACAGTATCTATAAGCATTAAACCAAAAAATGGAACTTATGTTTCTGACTTTTCAAAATCCAGAATTTTATCACAATTAAAACAATACAGTATTTCTGGTATTAATCAGAAAATAATCGATCTTAAGATATTGTACGTAGAAATTGATGCATCAATTTACTATAATTACTCTCAAGTCTCGGCAGTTGAATCTTTAAAGACAAAGGTAGTTAATTCACTGACAAATTATTCAAATTCTTTGGATCTTAATAAATTTGGTGGAAGATTTAAGTATAGTAAAATTGCCCAAGTTATTGATAATACCGACACTGCTATAACTTCCAATATCACTAAGGTAATAATTCGAAGAGATTTGAAGGCTCTGACGAATCAATTTGCACAATATGAACTATGTTTTGGAAATAAATTCCATATTAATTTTGATGGATATAATATTAAATCTACTGGGTTTAAAATTTCGAGTGAACCAGATACGGTATATCTAACAGATGTGCCAAATAAAACTTCTTCTGGAGATTTAGATGGTAGTGGGATGGGAATTCTTTCCATAGTAAAACCTATTAGTGATGGAACTACAAGAATTGTTGTAAAATCTGCGGGAACAGTCGATTATTCAAAAGGTGAGATTAGACTGGGAACAGTAAATATTACGTCAACATCATTAGAAGATGATGCTATTCAGATACAGGCATTTCCAGAATCAAATGATGTGGTAGGATTAAAGGATTTATATTTAAATTTTAGCATTTCAGAAAGCACAATAAATATGGTAAGAGATGTAATTGCCTCTGGTGATGAAATATCGGGAACGGTATTTTCCAGAGATTACTATACATCAAGTTATTCAAACGGGAATTTAATAAGAAAGTAATATGATACAGACTGGATTTGAGTCTAGAGTTAAGGTTCAACAAGTTATTGAAAGTCAACTTCCAAATTTTATTTTGGATGAAAGTCCTAATGCCGCAGAGTTTTTAAAGCAATATTATATTTCTCAAGAATATCAAGGTGGTCCAATTGATATTGCAGAAAATCTGGATCAATATTTAAAACTTGACAATCTTACTCCAGAAGTTATTGTCGGCAATGTTGGACTTAGTACAAATATTAGCTCTACTGTTGGAGTCATTACAGTAACAAGTACCAAAGGATTTCCACAAAGTTATGGACTATTAAAAATTGATGACGAGATTATAACATATACTGGAATAACTACTAATACATTCACTGGTTGTATTCGTGGATTTAGTGGTATCACAAGTTATCATGCAAATTTAAATCAGGAAGAACTGATATTTTCAGAATCAACTGCAAAAACTCATTCTACAGATTCTTCTGTACAAAATCTCAGTTCATTATTTTTAAAAGAATTTTATAAAAAACTAAAATATACTCTAACTCCAGGTTTGGAGGATATTGATTTTGTTTCCGATTTGAATGTTGGCAACTTTATAAAAGAAGCAAGATCCTTCTATCAGGCAAAGGGAACAGATGAATCATTTCGAATTTTATTTAATATTCTATATGGAGTAACTCCCAGAGTTGTAAACTTAGAAGAATTTTTAATTAAACCCTCTTCTGCAGAATTTATTAGAAGAGAAGTTGTAATAGCAGAAAGAATCTCTGGAGATCCTTCTAAACTGGTTGGTCAAACTATTAAAAAATCAACCGATGATATTACAAGTGCATCAATCTCTGAAGTAGAACCGTTTACTAGAAATAATAGGCAATATTTTAAAATTTCACTCTTTGTTGGATATAGTGATATTTCTGCAGTTGCCGGTAATTTTACAATTACACCAAATACAAAATGCCTTGAAAATATTTCTGTTGGGTCTTCGGTAATTTCCGTAGATTCCACAATTGGATTTGCTGAAATTGGAACAATCATATCTGGCATTAATACCATCACTTACACAAGTAAGAGTATCAATCAGTTTTTTGGATGTATTGGTATTACATCCACAATTTCTTCTACAGATGATATAAGATCTGATGAAATTTATTATGGATATGAAGATGGAGACCTCACTAAGAAAGTTGAATTAAGATTTACTGGAGTATCATCTCAATTTGTACAAGTATCAGATAATTTAGGTGTTAGTGAAAGTGATATTATTTCGGTTAAAAATCTTGGAGATTTAATTCAAAATCCAGAACAGAATAAAAATTATAAGCAAATTTTTGCAAATTCTTGGATATACAATACTAGTTCAAGATATCAAATAGAAGATATTGGCAATTTTATTTTAACCAGTCCAATTGATAAATCCAGTTTAAAAATTGGAGATAGAGTTGAAATTATTGAAAGAGGTACAAATAATATAGCATCTTCTACTACAAATATTGCATATATTTCTAATATTATTAGTGGAGAAAATAAAGTCATTTTAAACAATCTATCATTTACTCCAGAATCTGGAATAGAATATGATTTAAGAAGGAAAATTAATACAGCAAGTAGTTCAATAGTTCCAATCGAATTTGGAAATAATTCTATTTTATCGGATATATTGAATTTATATACGGATCAAGATTATGCATATTCTGCTTCTAATTCACTACCTTCTTACGAAATAACAAAAAATATTAATACAGTATCAATTTCTAATGGTACAGTTGGAATTTTAACAGATGCTGTTGGTGACGGCACTTATTCAACCATAGCATTTGACACTCCAGTTAATTTTATTAATGGTGATAGAATTTATTACCAACCGACACTGAGACCTTTGGTTGGGTTAGAAACCGGTAGTTATTATGTTCAGATTCAATCAGTAGATAAGAAAAAAATTAAATTATTCTCTTCCAGATCATTTATTGGTGGAGAAAATTATTTAACAGTTGGGGTTTCAAGTGGTGCCCATACGTTTACACTATACTCTCAAAAATCTGGGCAAATTGGTGCTCAAAAGGTACTTAAAAAATTTCCACTAACCACAAATACTGAAAATGGAACTGAACAAGTAACAATTCCAGGTCCAACTGGAATGCTAGTTAATGGTGTAGAGATTAGTAATTATAAATCAAACGATAAAATTTATTATGGTCCATTGGAATCTATCGATGTATTGAATGGTGGAACCAACTATGACGTTATTAACCCACCATTACTAACAATTTCATCTGGAATAGGAACAACTGCTTTAGTACAACCAGTAATTAGTGGCAGCATTACCGAAGTTTATATAGATGCACAAGATTATGATATTGATTCTATCGTATCAATTAGTGTAAGTGGTGGCAATGGTTCTGGAGCTGTTCTCAATCCAATTCTTACAAAAAGAGTAAGAGAAGTATTTTTTGATGGCCGGGCAACTACAAATTCTGGCGGTATTAGTACAACTACAAAACAACTTACATTTTTAACCGATCACAATTTAGTCAATGGTGAAGCAGTAATTTATAATTCCAATGGAAATGCTGCAATTGGTGTTGGGTATGCAACTTCAACCTTGGTTAATAACGGAACATATTATGTAAAAATTGATAATAATACAACTGTTAAATTGTACCCATCTATTTCCGATTATTCAACTGGTATTAATACTGTAGGATTTAGTACATATAATAACTCAGGAATTCATAAATTTAGAACTACTTCAAATAAGAATACAATATCAGAAATTAAAATCATTAATGGGGGTAGTGGTTATACCAATAGAAAATTAATTGTCAAACCAACGGGAATATCTACATCCAATCACACTATTAATTTTGAAAATCATGGTTTTAATAGTGGGGAGTTAGTAACATATAATTATGAATCATCCACAATAGGAATTTCTACATTATCGCAATATTATATTTTAAAGAACGATGAGAATTCTTTTAGGTTGTGTGATGCTGGAGTTGGTGGAACAAATACTTCAAATTATAATAGAAAAAATCATATTATATTTTCTTCTATTGGATCTGGATATCAGTACTTTAATTATCCAGATATCTCAGTTTCCATACAGTACACTTCTGTTGGTTTTGGTACAACATCTCAAGCATATCAAACACTGATAGCAGATCCTAAAGTTAGAGGTAGTATTATAAATGCATACTTATATGAAACTGGAACTGGTTATGGGACAACTATTCTAAACTTTGAAAGAAGTCCTTCAGTGTCCATAAAAAATGGTAAAGAAGCACAACTAAAACCAATTATTATCAATGGCACTGTCAATTCAGTAAATATTCAGTATGGTGGATTAGAATACTATTCAATTCCAGATTTAATTGTAACTGATTCAACAGGACAAGGATCGGGAGCAGAATTAAGACCTGTTATTACAAATGGAAAAATAACTGATGTTAAAGTTATAAACACCGGAATTGGGTATTCAAATACATCAACTACAATTCAAGTTAAACCATCAGGTTCTAATGCAGTACTTAGATCCAGTATTAGATCCCTAACGGTCAATAATAATTTCAGATTTGGAAACGAACTCTTAATAGAAACTGAAAATAAGTTACAATATTCAGTTTGTGGATATTTTAATACATTAAGGGAATCATTTGGTGATACTGGCACCAGTGTTTCCAATATAATTGGGTGGGCATATGATGGAAACCCAATATATGGTGCATACGGATATTCGGATTCAGAAGATACAAATTCCCCCCCAAAACTTTTAACTTCTGGATATACATTAAATACATCCAATATTATTGATAGACCTGTAGAAATTTCTGCTGGATTTTTTGTTGAAGATTATGAGTACACCAATTCCGGAGATTTGGATGAAAATAATGGAAGATTTGGAAAAACTCCAGAATTTCCAAATGGTATCTATGCGTATTTTGCTCCAATTAAAGTTGGAACCTTGGAACCCCAATTTCCATATTTTGTCGGAAATTCTTATAGGTCCAATACTTTAGAAGAGAATTTAACACTAGATCAATCATTTGATTTCAATAATTCTAATCTACTTAGGAATACTTTACCATACAAGGTATCTGATGACTATGCAGGTAATGATTTTATAATTGAAACTAATGAGATTAAAAGACAAAGATCTATTGTTGAGTCAGTAACTGTTGGAAATGTAAATAATTTTGATATTATAAATTCTGGTTCAAATTATAAGGTAAATGATACCTTAACTTTTGATAACACTAATACAGAAGGTGGTGGATTAATATCAAGAGTATCATCTATAGAAGGAAAGAACATTGTAGAATTAAATACTTCTGTGCAAACTTATGAAGGTGCAATTTTTACTTGGAACAATGAAGGGGAAGTAAAGGTTTCAATTTTACCTTACCACAATTTATCTGATAATGATTATGTTGTAATTTCCGGTTTCTCAACTAATTTAAGTAAATTAAATAATTCTTACCAAATAGGAGTATCTTCTTATTATTCTAATGTTCTGAAGAACATTCCCACCACATCAACCGTAGGATTAACGACAGAAGTATATGTTACACAACTTCCAACATCTGTATCTGTTGGAAGCAGTATTGCAATAGGAACAGAAACATTACAAGTACTAGAAGTATTCAGAAATCTCAACATACTTAAAGTAAAGAGAGGATCTACAGGAGTATCTCATACTGCAACTACACAAATAAATTTTATTCCCGATTCATTTACAATTTCTGAAAATATTGATTATTTTGAGTCAAAAGTCAATGACAAAGTATTCTTTAACCCAAAAGAATCTGTTGGTGTCGGAACTACTGTAGGAATTACAAATACTATAACTTCACAATTTGGTGATTCTACTATTACAAGAAATATTCCAACACAAGGAATTTATATTAAAAACCATCCATTTACAAACAATCAGCAAGTTGTGTTTGTAAGCAATGGCAATCCGATTGCAATCTCAACTTCACCAACTGGAAGTCAATTTGATTTGCCACAAAATGTATATGTTACTAACAAGAATAAAAATGTCATTGGAATTAAAACTACACTAAACTCCTCTGAAGTATTCTTCCGTGGAAATGGTAGTGATGCAGATGAATATTCCTTTGAAAGTGTATATTCACAATTAACTGGAAGAGTTGAAAAAATTAAATCTACAGTTTCGGTTTCAACATATCATGAATTAACTGCTGGAGATATTATCAACCTCAATGTTCAACCAAATCTTTCAGTTGGCATTGGAACTTCCACTAATATAAGGGTAAAATATGAGCAAACGTATAATAAATTATTAATTAATCCATTATCTCTTACAGGAGATAATGTGATGGGAGTTGGTAACAGTTCGAATTTCAGTTATACCAAACCCACCAGAGTTGTAACTTTAGATACTGCTGTTGGGATTGCATGGACTACTGGTGCTGTTGCTCCTACGGCAACTAGAAATGCTCAACAAATTTATGATTATATGTGGGATAATTATGATCAGTTTGATATTGATGGCGATGGAGTTGTAAGTTATAATGATGGTCTTATAATTACTCGATATTTATTTGGAACAGGACCCTTTCCAAACATTGTAACTGGAATCACATTTCCCCAAAATGCAACTAGGACAACTCATGCAACATGTTTTGCAAGATGTGGTATAGTCAGTTCTTTTTTTAATGTTGATGGTAGTGCAACAATAACTCCTCTTAGCGATGGTATTTTACTTGCAAGATTCGGATCGGCTCCAGAAGACATTTCTCCCGGAGATTTAGGATTTAATGTAGCACCAGCAGTTAAAAATTATGGTAATATACTATACCTCGAAAATCATGGATTAAAAACTGGTGATAAAGTTTTCTTAGATTATGTATTAAATTCTAATAAAGAATATTTTGCATATAAAATTGATAGAAATAAAATTAATATTTGTGAGACTTATATTGATTCAATTTCAAACCCACCTATTACAGTTAATAATTTTTCATTTACAACTGCAAATTTTGCCCCGATCAATCCCCAAATTCAATCAATCAAAAATAATAATCTGGTATTTAATTTATCAGATTCTTCTTTATCTGGATATAATTTTAAAGTTTATTATGATCAGCAATTTAAGAATGAATTTGTTTCTACCGCATCTACTTCTGGATTCAATTTATCGGGTGTAGGAACGGTTGGAGTTTCAACTACTGCTACATTTACTATTAATTATGATAGTAATTTGCCAACTAAATTGTATTACAATCTAGAAAAATCTGGAGACATCTCTGCTCCAGATATTGAAGTAAATAATTATTCGGAAATATTATTTGTAGATAGTGCATATAATTCAAACTATAACATTTCTGGGATTGGATCTACTACGTTTAACATTTCTTTGAACAAAGTTCCTGAAAAACTAACATATTCTCAAAATGAATGTGATACTTTATCATATGCTACAAATTCCGTATCTGCAAAAGGTTCTATTGATAAAATTAACATTGTTTCTGGTGGAGTAGGGTATAAGAAATTGCCAGTATTTACAGGATCTGATTCTATTGATGGCCAAGATGCTTACATTATTGCAAAATCATCAACTGTAGGAAATATAAAAGAAGTAAGAATTGTTAATGAAGGATTTGAATATTCTTCTGATAAAACTTTACAACCCAATGCATACATATCACCATCAATTATAATTAAAAATTCAAATACGATTGATACTATTACAGTCATTGATGGTGGAACAGGGTATACAAATGCTCCATCAATTGTAATTATAGACTCTACAACTGGAGAAAGAATTGATAGTGGAATATTGGAGGCAGTAATAACTGGAAATTCTATTTCTGCAGTAAATATAGTACAAGAACCTAAAGGTCTTCCAGAAACAGCAGTAAGATTATTCGCATCTAATAATACAAATGGAATTAGTATCCAACAGGTGCAGTCATCTTCTAGTGGAATTTTTACATGCTTTATAACAACACCAGTACTTGGATTCTCAACCAATCCATTTAATATTGGCGATAAAGTATTTGTAGAAGGTGTTCAAAAAATTAGTACTGATGGTTCTGGATTTAATTCTGAAAACTATGGATATCAGTTCTTTACCGTTAGTGGTTATGATAATACGGGTATTCTTGATAAGGTCGTACTTAACGTTGGGTTAACAACAAATACTGGGATCGCAAAAACAATTCAAGATTCGGTTGGAAATATTATAAAGAGTACTGATTACCCATCATTTGAAGTTGTGCAAAAATTATCACCATTTATTATTGGAGAAACAATTATCTCCAACAATGTTGAAAGAGATTTAATTGTTACCAATTATGATAAAACATCCATTAAAGTATACGGATCTTATGATTTATCCGTTGAAGAAGTGATAAATGGTAAAGAATCTGGTAACATAGCAACTATAGATTCAATTAAAGTTAATTCTGGAAGATTTGATGTTGATTATTCTATTAGAAAGGATCTTGGGTGGACAAATAATATTGGAAAATTGAATGAAGACAACCAAGTAATTGCAGATAATGATTACTATCAAAATCTATCATATACAGTAAAGAGTCCTATTACATATCAAAATCTAAGAACTCCAGTTAATAACTTACTCCATACTAGTGGATTGAAGAATTTTGCAGATACTGGAATTACATCAACTACAAATTTTGGAATTTCAAATATTTCAAATGCAACAACTATAATTTATGACATAATTGAAGAAAATAGAGTAGATACAATTTATGATTTTGATTTAGTAAAAGATATTGATATTGTTGGAAGTTCTTCTAAATTTTTAAAATTAAAAAATAAAAAATTAACAGATTATACTGAATGTAAAACTAATGTAGTTTTAAGAGTAGATGATATAAGCAGACAATTTTCCAATTTGAATGGGGAACCAAGTGAGTTTTTAAATATTCTTGATTTAAATTCTGGAGCATCTTATAGTAATTTATTACTCAGAGTTTCTGCTTCAGATAATTCTCAAATTCAATTCACAGAATTGGTACTATTAAATAATGGAGCAGATAGATTTTTATTAGAAAAAGGAAGTATAGTCAATGTTGGGACAGGACTTACACATATTTCTGGAGAAGAAATTGGATCATTCTCAATAATTACAAATGAATTTGATGAAACTTCTCTACAATTTACACCTACTGATCCATATAACGTAGACTATGATTTAAAATTGATCAAAAATGAATTCAATTCTACTTTACCTGGTATTGGAACAACTTCTATTGGATTCATTGATCTAACAGGTTCTAACGGAATTGCAACATCAGGAATAACAACTTCGATTATATCCGTAAACTCAAATAAATTTACTTCACTACATGTGAATAGTCAAGTTATTGATACTTTAACAAATGATATGAATTTTGTTGAATTATATGTAACACATGATGGTACAAATACTTACACTTCACAATATTATTTTGATTCTGAATATCAGACTAGTAATTATTCGGGAAATTTCATAGGATCATTTGCTGCAAATATTTCCTCTGGTATATTGTCTTTGAATTATACAAATGATTCCTCTAATGATGTTGATATTAGATCAAAAATTGTTGGATTTGGTACAACAGCAGTTGGTGTTGGAACATATCGATTTAAATTACCTGGACAGATAGATGAATTTGAAAGAACTGCAATATATCAATCAAATTATTCCTCATCAGTTTCTGCAGCATCAACAACAGTAATATCACTAAATAAATTCAATTTTAATGCAGTTAAATCTTTAGTTAAAGTTAGTTTTGGATCTACAAGTGCCTTACATCAAATTATGATGGTGCAGGACACTACTAATGCATATGTCCAACAGTCACCATTTCTTGCTATTGGAAGTACTACCGGAACTAGTATTTTTGATAGCAACGGAATTGGAACTTTTGGAGCAGAATATTCGGGAAATAATTTTATATTAAAATTCTATCCAGATTCATCAATAACATCAAAAATTGATATTTTATCATTTAACCAGTGCTTATACACAATTTTAGATGATGTAAATATTGCCCCAAATCTTGAATATGGAAAAATAACAGAATCTGTCAATGTTAGTTTTTATAATGCAATTAATGGGGATAGAGTTAACAGAACTAAGTTTAATTTAACTTCTGATGGATATCCAATTTTTGCAAAAACATTTGATCCTTCTAACACCTCTGTACTGAATAAAAGCACTGGAGTATTTACAATACCAAATCACTTCTTTAGTAATGGTGAAAGACTTGTATATACACCAAAATCTACATTTATTGGAATAGGATCAGTATCTGTTGGGATTGGTTCAACACTAAACTCTGTTGGTGTTGTAACTACATTATTACCATCTGAGGTTTATGCTATTAAGATATCAAATGATAGGTTTAAATTATCAACAAGACAAGATTATGCTGCATTAGGTATAGGAGTTACATTTATTTCTAATGGTCAGGGAAATGCACATCAAATTGAAATGTATAAAAAAAATGAAAAAGCAATTATTACTATTGATAACTTAGTTCAATATCCATTGATATATACACCAATATCATATAATTTATTTGGAAATGGTGGACAAATTAATGCTGCATCTTCAATATTTGCTTTGAGTGGTATATCTACAATTTCTCCAAAAGATATTCTCAAAATTGATAATGAATATATGGGTATTGTCAATGTTGGTTTAGGGACAACCAATATTGGACCAATTACAAATAGTGGAATAATATCTTTGGTGGAAGTTGTTAGGGGATTCGTAGGTTCATCGGCATCATCCCATACGGACTCTACAGCAGCAAGAATTTATAAAGGTTCTTATAATATTGCTGATAACAACATTTTCTTTACTGAATCCCCAAGAGGAAATCCACAAATAGAAAGAACTTCTGGAAATTTAAGATTTGAAACATCCGATTTTACTGGTAGAGTATTTTTAAGAAATAATTATACAACTAATCAGATATATGATGATATTTCTGCCAAATTTACAGGTATTGGAAGAACTTTTACATTGACCGTTGGTGGAGCAAATACTGTTGGGTTAGGATCTACTGGTGGGAATGGTATTTTATTCATAAACAGTGTTTTTCAAACACCAACAACCAATAATAATCCAGGAAATAACTTTAGAATTATTGAAAATTCTATTGCAGGAATAAGTAGTGTAGTATTTTCTGGTATTACATCAGCAAATACTTTAGATATCTTCACTTCTCAATTTGATGTTAATCAAAATCAAACTCCTAGAGGTGGAATAATTATTTCCTTAGGGTCATCTACTGGATTGGGATATGCACCTCTTGTTGGAGCAGCAGTAACTGCTGTAGTGGGAGCAGGTGGTAGCATTGTATCAGTTGGTCTAGGAACTACTGATAATCTTGGTTCTGGATACAATGGTATTGTCTCTATTGGAGTATCAGTATATCAAAGTGTGCATACTGGAGCAGCAGCAACTATAACAGCATCTGTTGGTGCAGGAGGAACCTTATCATTCAATATTATCGGTGGTGGTACTGGATATAGTAATCCCAAGATATTTGTTTCAGAACCTTCTTATGAAAATCTTGGAGTAACTGGTATATCCAGATTAGGTATTGGTACAACAACATCTACTGGAATAGGACTACTTTTAAATGTTGAGGTTGGAGCAAGTTCAACTACCGGAATAGGTTCAACATATTTTGAAGTAACTAGATTTAATATTTCTAGACAAGGATATAATTTTCAACGTGGAGATGTATTTAAACCAGTTGGTCTAGTTACTGATTCAAGATTAGGATCTCCATTATCAGAATTTAATCTAACTGTTATTGATACATTTACAGATTCATTTGCTGCTTGGCAATTTGGTGAATTTGATTATATCGATTCTATCAAAAATTATCAAGATGGGATTAGGAACAGATTTCCACTATATTATAATAATGAACTATTGAGTTTTGAAGTTCAAGAGGGCTCTCAGGTAAATCTTGCGAATGCATTACTAATTGTTATTAATGGTGTAATTCAAGATCCTGGAGTGGCATATGAGTTTGATGGTGGAACATCTTTTGTATTTACAACTGCACCAAAAGCAGAAGATAATGTTGCAATTTTCTTTTACAGAGGAACAGCAGGTGATGATAGCACATTGATTACAGATATCAATGAAACTCTAAAAAGAGGGGATTCTGTGCAAGTACTTAAAAATAATAGTATTTCTGGAACAATTTCACAAAATAAGAGAACAATATTTGATTTATCATTCTCGGATAAGTTTGAAACTAATTTATATTCTGAGCAAGGAGTAGATACCCAAAATAATAAACCATTAAGTTGGATTAAACAAAAAGTTGATAGAAAAATTAATGGTGAGGATGTTTATAAAACGAGAGATTCTATTGAATCTTTAATATATCCAACCGCAAAGATTATTAAAGATTTTTCTACTACTTCCGATGAAATCTTTATCGATTATGGTCCAGGGATTGGACAAACCAATTTGTTTGAGTATGACGTAAATACAAATTTTGATGCGTTAATTTTTTCTGGTACTGCCGATCCAGTATCTGCAGCAGTTACTGCAATAGTTTCTGCTGCAGGAACTATTCAATCATTATCAATTACTAATCCTGGAAGTGGATATGTTGGTCCATCAGTTACTGTTAAAATTGCTGCTCCATTAGAAGTGGGTATTGGTATAGGAACTATCGCAGCAGCAACTATTGCAGTTTCTGCTGCGGGAACTTTAACAAATCCTATTACCATTACAAATCCTGGATTGGGATATAGTATTGGTATACCACCAAGAGTTATCGTCCCCCTTCCAGATCCAACATATGAAAATATTTCCAATATTGGTTTAGTGAATGGATTTTCTGGAATTATTACTGGAATTACAACTACAACCGGTAGTGGTGGAAATCCATTGGCATTGAGATTCCACTTAAATGCATCATCTTATGTTGGATTGCAAACTGGATATCCAATTTATATCTTTGATACACGTGTTGGAAGGGGAGTAACTTCTATTGACAACTCCGATTCATCTGTGGTTGGAATTGGTTCCACATTCTTGGATAACATTTACTATATTCACCAACTCTCTTCAAGTGGTAATATTGGAATTATTACCTGCAACATAAAATCGAATACATCTATAGTTGGACTTGCATCTACAGGTAGTGTATCAAATCCCGTAGGTAAATTCTCTTGGGGTAGGTTGTCCAATTTTACTAGATCAGGTTCTCCAATTTCAATAGGAGTTTCTGGTAATACTGTGGATGTTGGATTATCAACATTCCCAACAATTCAAAGAAGAGGTACAGGTATAAGGGATACTGGGGCACTCTCCAAACTATTATAAATATCTAAAAAACTATTAATATGGCAGCAGTCGTAACAGACCAATTTAGAATAGTGAATGCGAGCAATTTCGTAGAATCTGTAGTGTCCAACAATAATTCATACTATGTCTTTTTGGGTCTAGATAATCCCACAGCAGTTGGATTTGGAAGAACTACTAATTGGAATTCTAATATACCAAGCCCAACCGATAACCTTCAATATTCTGGACATTATAAAGATACTACATTATTTGGTAAAAAAATAACTAGTAGTAATATTAGAAGACTTATAAGAAAGGTTACTTGGACTTCTAATACTTCTTATGATATGTACAGGCATGATTATAGTATTTCAAATCCAACACCAAATTCAAATTCAAGCAGATTGTATGATTCAAATTATTATGTAATTAATAGTGATTATAGAGTCTATATTTGTATAGATAATGGTTCTTCTGGACAAACCCCAAAAGGAAATAAATCACAAGATGAGCCCACTTTTACAGATTTAGAACCATCTGCGGCAGGAGTGAGTGGAGATGGATATATTTGGAAATATCTTTTTTCAGTTTCTCCAAGTGATATTATAAAGTTTGATTCGACTGAATATGTTGCAGTTCCTAATGATTGGGCAACATCAAATGATTCTCAAATTGTTTCTGTTAGGGAAGCAGGAAATTCTGATATAAATTTAAATCAAATTAAAAAAGTATACATTGAAAATGGAGGAGGAGGATATAATTCTGGCACTAGTGGTACTACTGAATTTAATATTCTTGGTGATGGTACTGGTGGTAGAGTCTCAGTTACTACTACTGGTGGTGTAATAACTTCTACTGTTATCGTTTCTGGTGGCAGTGGATATACTTGGGGAATGGTTGATTTGGGAAGTTTTCAACCAGTTGGAAGTATTTCTAATCCAGCAAAATTAATACCAATTATTCCACCATCTAAGGGACACGGGTATGATATCTATTCAGAATTAGGTACTGATAAAGTATTGATATATGCCAGATTTGATGATTCTACTAAAGATTTCCCAACAGATACTCAATTTGCTCAAGTTGGAATTATAAAAAATCCAACTACCTTTACTTCCAATACAATTTTTACAGAAAATCAATATTCATCACTCTATGCAGGAATTACTACATCAATTAGTGGAACTCCAGTTGTTGGGGAGGAAATTAAACAAACGAGAGCAGATGGAAAAATTGCAAAAGGATATGTGGCATCATATGATAGTGAAACAAGAGTATTAAAATATTCTAGGGATAGATCTTTATATTATCATCCCACAAAGTATGATGAAACTGATTATAGGGACAGCAATCGTAACCCTGATGTATATGATTTTCAATCTAATGGTGGAAGTATTGTAAGTGTGAATGGAGATTTTACGGCATCTATTGACACATCAGTTACCAATACAAATAAAGTTACAATTGGTGGTAAAGTTATAGACTTAGGAGTAACTTTTACAAATGGTCTCGCAAATCCAGAGATAAATAAAAAGACGGGAGATATAATTTATATTGATAATAGACCCCTGGTAGAAAGAGATATTAGACAAAAAGAAGACGTTAAAATTATTCTGGAATTCTAACAAAAATGGCACAAAAAGCAGATTTAAACATTAGTCCATACTATGATGATTTTGATTCTGAAAAGAATTTTTATAAAGTCTTATTTAATCCTGGGCGTCCAGTTCAAGCAAGAGAACTGACAACTTTACAATCTATTTTACAAAATCAAGTAGAATCTTTCGGAAGTCATATATTTAAAGAAGGATCAATGGTGATCCCAGGAAACATTGCATATGATGGACAGTTTTATTCTGTAAAACTCAATTCAACTACTTTTGGGGTTGACATTTCACTTTATATTAATAATTTTATTGGTAAAAAAATAGTTGGGCAAATATCAGGAACAACAGCAACAATTCAATATATTGTTTTTCCAGATGACATTAATGTAGAATATTTGACAATATATGTAAAATACTTAGACTCAGATAATAATTTTAAATTTAATCCATTTGTAGATGGAGAATCCTTAATTTCTGAAGAGAATGTGACCTATGGCAACACTACAATCAATGCAGGGACTCCATTTGCATCACTAATTTCATCAAATGCAACATCCATAGGTTCTGCGGCATTTATTGGAGATGGTGTATACTTTATTAGAGGTTATTTTGTAAATGTTTCCAAGCAAACTTTAGTTTTAGATAACTATACAAATACACCATCATATAGGGTTGGGTTAAAAATTAGTGAATTGATAATCAGTGCAAAGGATGACAATTCATTATATGATAATGCTAAAGGATTTACAAATTATGCTGCCCCCGGTGCAGATAGATTTAAAATCAATTTAACTTTAACTAAAAAATTATTATCAGATACTAATGATACAGATTTTGTTGAACTACTAAGAGTTCAAGATGGTAAAATTAAAAAAATTGATACAAAAACAACTTACAATTTAATTCGTGATTATTTGGCGGAAAGAACTTATGATGAGTCTGGAGATTATGCTGTAGAACCATTTAATCCATCAGTACATAATTCATTAAATAATAGATTGGGTAATAATGGATTATTTTTAGATAACGAAAAGACAGACCAAGGAAATACACCTTCTGACGATTTAATGTGTGTAAAGGTATCTCCTGGAAAAGCATATGTAAGGGGATATGATATAGAAAATATTTCAACAACAATTTTGGATGTAGAAAAACCAAGAGATACTCAATCAGTATCAAATGTAAACATCCCCTTTGAAATGGGAAATAATTTGAGAGTTAATAATGTGTCTGGTGCCCCAGCACAGAGATATGCAGTACAATTGCACTCCCAATTTGCCGGTGCAGGGACCACAATTGGTGCTGCTAGAGTATATACTTTTAATTTAACAGATGCTGCGTATACTGGAGCATCTACTAATTGGGATTTATATCTTTATGATATACAAACATATACATCACTTGGGTTAAATTCTGCACTATCAAATACAGAACTCCCAGCAACATCATTTGTAAAAGGTAAGAGTAGTGGTGCTAGTGGATATGCAGTTTCTGCTGGTGGCGGATCTGCTACAATCAGTTTAAGTCAAACTTCAGGTACATTTTCTGTTGGTGAGCAATTAATTATTAATGGTATTGATTTTCCAAGAACAATTACCACAGTAAAATCTTTTGGAACTCAAGAGATTAAATCAGTTAAGCAAACAGGAATAAGTGGATACCCAACATTTACCGCAAATTGTGTGCTTGAGAAATTCTCATTGCCAAACGGAGTAGTCATTGCAAATATTACTGGTGGAAATACATTAGTAAGTCCAGGTAAAGTATTTACTGGAATAAAAACTGATACAATTATTAGATATAACACGATAACCTCTGGTGTTACTACTGAAACCTATAATAGAGTAACTGAGGTTTCTACTGATGGAAGAACTTTAACTATTGCTGCAATTACTCCAGATGTTTCTGGTGTTTATGTTGGATCTGTTGTAAATGGAACAAATATTCCAATCACAATAGGTGCTCCAATTATAAGAAATCAAGATTCTGGATATTTGTATGCAGAATTGCCAAACTCAAATATTTCCTCAGTAAATCTTTCAAATTCTTTATTAAATGTTTCTGCTCAATTAACTGGTAAGAACATAGCAGCAACTTCATTGACCATTAATACTTCAGAATTTACTGGAATTTCAAGTGCATTTTTTGCAGCATTTGATGAAGAAAGATATTCTATACATTATACTGGAGGTGGAATTGGCACAGTAACTTCAGATTCATTCTCACTCAATGCAGGTACAAACGAAGTTACTTTCAGAGGTTTGACTACTGGAAATAATGCTGTTGTTAATGCTACCCTAATTAAAAATGGCATTCAGAGTAAATTAAAACAATATAGTAGAAGTCGGACTATTAATGTAAACCTATCAAAGTATTCTCAGTCCGGAAGTGGTATTACTTCATCAATTAATGATGGACTTGCATATAATCAATATTATGGACTAAGAGTTCAGGATGAAGAAATATCACTAAACTATCCAGATGTAGTAAAAGTTCTGGCAGTTTACGAATCCTTGGATACATCCGATCCAGTTTTAGACGAAGTTGAGTTTACTTCAACTGCAAATGTCACAACAAATGCAATAATTGGAGAAAATATAATTGGTAATACGTCTAAAGCAATTGCTAGAGTTGTTACACCTGGTGTAACAAATGTTTTAGGAATCGTATATTTAAATACAGATAGATTTTTGGAAGGTGAATCTGTACTATTTGAAGAATCAAATATAACCACAGATATTCAATCAATTACTTTAGGAAAATATAGAGACATTACAAATTTCTATAATTTAGATAAGGGTCAGAAAGATCAATATTATGATTACTCAAGAATTGTTAGAAATAATAATTTTTCGGCACCATCTAAAAGATTATTGGTAGTATTTGACCACTATACAATACCTTCATCCGATAATGGAGATGTCTTTACCATATTAAGTTACGATAAAGAAAGATTCTCAGAAGATATTCCATATATTGGTCCTAGAAGAGTAAGGGCCTCAGATACTTTAGATTTTAGACCAAGAGTACCTGTTTTTACTGTTGCTGGAGCATCATCTTCACCATTTGACTTTACCTCAAGAACCTTTAATGCGGTTCCAAGTTTACTCTTATCACCAAATGAAAGTTCTTTAGTTGGATACGAATATTACTTAGGTAGAATTGATAAATTGTATCTTGATAAGTTTGGAGCATTGATTGTGCAGAAGGGTATATCTTCAATCATACCAAAATCCCCAACAAATAATGATAATGTAATGGAAATTGCAACTATTACATTACCACCATATCTTTATGATCCAGCAGATATAGAAATATCTTTGGTAGATAATAAAAGATATACAATGAGGGACATTGGATTAATTGAGGATAGAGTTGAAAATTTAGAAAGAGTTACTTCACTATCACTACTTGAAGTAAACACTCAGACTTTACAAATTCAAGATGCAGATGGAAGGAATAGATTTAAGAGTGGATTTTTTGTAGATGACTTTAGGAATACATCATTAATAAATTCAGACTTTTCTTCCATACAAATTGATTCTGAAGTACAAGAATTAATACCTATTATTAGTAAAAATGCACTTAAGAGTCAACTTGCCCCAGCAACAAGCATAATTGATGAAGAATTAGATCTTTCAACTAATTTCCAATTATTAGATCCAAATGTACAAAAAACTGGTGAAGTTGTAACTCTGAAGTATGATTCAATTGGATGGATTGAACAACCACTTGCAACTAGAGTAGAAAATGTTAATCCATTCCATGTGGTAGTTTATACCGGAAGTGTTAAATTGTCACCTGCTAGTGATAGTTGGATTAGAACTATTAGACTTCCAGATAAAAATATAAATGGTGGAACTAGGAGTATATCACTTGGTGGTGGATGGGCACGTTATGTTGATACAATTACAGAGGTAACATCTAACGATATTTTAGTTGATAGTGGAAATGAACTTTGGATGCGTTCTAGAAATACTGAGTTTTCAGTGACAAATATCAAACCATTAACTGAATTCTACCAATTTTTTGATGGTAATGGTTCTGTTGATTTTATTCCAAAATTAGTAGAAATTGCAAACGACTCTACATTGCAAAATTATGGTTCTTCCAATGCGTTTATTGCAGGAGAAACGGTTATTGGTTCCTATGGTGGAAATAATTTAATTAATTTTAGAGTTGCTACTGCAAATCATAAGTATGGGCAATATAATTCACCATCAACTACATTTAATATAAACCCATATATCAAAACCGAAAATCTTGCATCAGCATATAGTGCATCTTCAAAAGTTCTTAATGTTGACACCTACTCACTATCACAAGAAGCACAAGGAAAATATTCTGGATACCTAGTAACAGGTATGAAACTTGTAGGTCAACAAAGTGGTGCTGTTGCCTACGTTAAAAATCTTAGATTAATTTCAGATAATTATGGAGATTTAATTGGATCATTCTTCCTAAGAGATCCTAATACCGTTCCTACACCAACTGTAAAAATTTCAACAGGAACTAAAACATTCAAAGTTACTAATAGTTCAACAAATGCTACCCCACTTCCAGGAAGTAACCTAATATCCTCGGCAGAAACTTCATATAAATCTGAGGGAGTATTTGAGGTAAAACAACTAGTATCTACGACAACTACCATTCAAAGGTATGTTGATCCACTTGCACAATCATTTAGTGTTGGTGGAAATATTGAGGCACCGTCACCAATTGGTACAAATGACGATGAAAATGGGGCATTCTTAACTGCGGTTGACCTTTTCTTTGCAAATAAAGATTCTAACAATAATCCAGTAAGAATTGAAATAAGAACTGTTGAATTGGGTACTCCTACAAGAGTAGTTATTGGAAATCCAGTAACATTACGACCAGATAATGTAACAACCTCAACAACTGGAGAAATTGCAACTAAAGTTACATTTGATTATCCAATCTACTTAGCTCCAGGCAATGAATATGCAATTGTAATTGTCTCCGAAGCAAGTGATCAATATGAATTATGGACCGCACAAATGGGTGAGAAGACCGTAAACACACAATCTCTGCCAGATGCAGAAAGTGTCAGATATACTAAACAATTTGCACTTGGAAGTCTATTCAAATCACAAAATGGATCCATATGGACAGCAAATCAGTATCAAGACCTGAAGTTTAAACTTTATAAGGCACAATTTACTTCATCAACAGGAACTGCATTCTTCTATAATCCAACTCTCGATGAAAGCAATGGATATGTTCAAAAATTAAATAATAATCCATTAGTAACATTACCAAAAACTGCCACTCTTGGAATTACTACAACTACTAATACATCATTGATTAGTATATTATCAAATGGTAGAAAGATTGCTGGTTCACAATCTTATGTTTATGGGTATGTAGTTGGTACAGGAAGTTCCGTATCAACAGTAGGACTTACTACTGGTGGAAAAAGTTATGTGACTGATTCTAGTGTGGGCACATATAACATTGTTGGAAATGGTTCTGGATTGGTGTTGAATATTTCTGCCACTAATGGTGTAATTACTGGAACCCCAACAATCGTATCTCCAGGAAACGGATATGCTGTTGGAGATGTTGTTGGTATTGTAACCTCAGACGTTTCTTCCCAAACTGGATTTGATGCAAGAATTACAATAACTGGAAATAATAATAGTGTCGATACTTTGTATCTTTCTGGGGTTCAGGGAAGTACATTTACTACTGGAATCGGGGTAAGTTACTATAATGATGCCGGAATAATAGTATCACTTGCTAGTACTACTATTAGAAGTTTTTCACAACCTAATAGTAATAATCAGTATTATGGAAATTATATTAGAGTAAGTCATTTTGATCATGGGATGTATGGAAACACAAATAAAGTTACTATTAGTGATACTGAATCTAACGTAGCACCAACTACTCTCTCAGCAACTTTAACTGCGGAAGAGGTATCAATAATCAGTATTGGTGATACTTCAAATTTTGGAACCTTTGAAGGAGTTGTTGTAGATTCCAACAATCCAGGATATGTGAAGATTGAGAATGAAATTATTTCATATACATCTATTGGTAGTGGTACATTATCAATTGCTGCTAGTGGAAGAGGAATTGATTCAACTCGCACTTTAAAATATGATGCTAATACTGCAGTTTATAAGTATGAATTAAATGGAGTTTCTTTAAGAAGAATCAATACTACTTACGACATTAGTGATTTAGATATTGGCATTGATGGATATTATTTACAAATTGATAGGTCTACAAATGGATCTAATACTAATAGAAGTTCTGACGGATCTTTAGCAAATGCTCCAGAATTGTCGTTTTCAAGTCAAGCATCTTTAGGTGGTTCTAATGTTAGAGCAACAGAAAATATTCAGTATAGTGCATTAACTCCAAATTATAATATAATTACCCCAGGCAATGCAACTTCGGCAACTGCAACAATTAGAACAGTGACTGGAACTAGTGTTGGTGGAAATGAAACTTCGTTCTTAGATAGTGGATTTGAATCTGTTGAATTAAATAAATTAAATCTTTTAAATTCAACCAGAATTGTATGCTCCAAGCAAAATGAAACTACTTATTTGACAAATTTACCAAGAAATAAATCATTCACTACTGGAGTAACACTGAATACAACAGATGTTAATTTATCACCAATAATCTATACTGATACTGCATTTACAGAATTTAGAACAAGTCGTTTAAATAATCCAATTTCAGATTATGCTTCCGATAATAGAGTTAATTCATTAATATATGACCCACATGCTGCCACATATGTATCAAACACAGTAAATTTGACTAATCCCGCAAAATCATTAAAGGTAATTCTTTCGGCATATAGACATGCTTCTGCAGACTTTAGAGTTCTTTATAGTTTAATTAGGGCAGATTCGAGTGAAGTTTCTCAAGAATTTGAGTTATTTCCAGGATACGATAATTTGGCATATACTACTGCAGATGGATATTCTGTTGTTGATTCATCCAAAAATAGTGGAAGGTCCGATACATTTGTAAGCCCAAGTTTGGATAACCAATTCATTGAATATCAGTTCACTGCAGATAATCTTGATTTATTTACTGGATATACAATTAAGATTGTAATGTCTGGAACCAATCAAGCATATCCACCAAGAATCAAAGAACTTAGAACACTTGCAATAAGATGATAAGGGTAGACGGGCATCAAAATCTTTATAGAGATGAAAAAAGTGGTGCAATAGTAAATTGCGATTCTGCCGCATATAATCAATATTTAAACTCATTATCAATAAGAGATTCTCAAAAAAGAGAGTTGGACGAAATGAGAAATGATATTGATGAAATTAAGAACCTTCTTAAGGAGTTATTAAATGGATCCAAATAATATCGAATTGGAAAGTATTAATAAATTATTTGAATATGAAAAACATGCCAGAGTAATAGATCAATTAAATCAAGATGAATTAAGGATATTTGCAAAATTATACTGCAAATTATATCTAAAACAGCAAGAAGTAGTGTCCACTCTTACTTCTCTGTAGATATAAATAATAAGTAGATGTAGAAATTGGTTAAATGGCAGCAGTATATGTCACTAATCTAGTAATAAATTCTGGTACAGACTTTAAACAATCTTTCAATCTGCAAAGTACAGATTCAGAATCTCCATTAAATTTAACTGGATATGAAGTTAACGCACAACTTAGAAAATGGTCAGGTAGTTCAACTGCTATAAGTTTTCTTACTACTATAGTTAACCCACCATCTCTAGGTCAGTTATTTTTGGAGTTGTCTTCACTAGATACAGAATCCATAAAACCAGGAAGGTATGTATATGATGTATTATTGACTGATCAATATGATATTAGGACTAGAGTAATTGAAGGAATGGTTCTTGTGAGGGAGGGAGTTACTCGATAATGTCCGACATAATAGTAAGAGTTGGTCAACAAAATTCAATAAAGGTACTATCCAGTGTTTCTGGTGGATCGGCATTTTCTGAAAATGCCAGAATTGCCGTTAATGTAATTGGTGGAATAGCATCAGTTACACAATTAAATGTTATTGGAGTATCAACTTTTGTTGGTGTAGCAACTTTTGTTGGTGATGTTTATATTGGTGGAGATCTTTATGTAAGAGATGATTTAAGATTCGATGAATTTACTGCCAGAAACGCAAATATAACTGGAATTGCAACTGTTTCAACTGCTTTTTATTATGGACAATACAATACTGGAGGAGTTGCATATTTTGACTCTACCGGTCGTATGGTCTCTACTGGTTCTACCAGCAGTGCAATTAATTATACTAACTATATACTTACAACAGATAATGTTGGAATTACTACCTGGTCAAGCACAATAGATGGAGGAGAATACTAATGGCAAAACCAGCAAGTAGGCAACAACTTATAGAGTATTGTTTAAGGCGTCTAGGTGCTCCTGTATTAGAAATTAACGTCGATGATGACCAAATAGATGACTTAGTTGACGATGCCCTACAGTACTTCCAGGAAAGGCACTTTGATGGTGTCGAAAGAATGTATCTCAAATATAAAATTACGCAAGCAGATCTTGACCGAGGTAGGGGTAGAAATGCTAATGGAGTTGGAGTAACTACGACTACAGCAACATCAAATGTTACTGGAATTGGATCCGTATCGTATAATTTTTATGAAACTTCAAATTATATTCAAATACCAGATTCTGTTATAGGTATTGAAAAAATCTTTAAATTTGATACCAGTTCCATTTCTGGTGGAATGTTTAGTATCAAGTATCAATTATTTTTAAATGATTTATACTATTTTAATTCCGTTGAACTTTTACAATATGCTATGGTCAAATCATATTTGGAAGATATTGATTTTCTATTGACAACAGACAAGCAACTTAGATTTAATAAAAGACAAAATAGACTATATTTAGATCTTGACTGGGCATCACAAACTGCAGACCAATATATTGTGATTGATTGTTATAGAATACTTGATCCAAATACATTTACTAATGTTTATAATGATAGTTTTATTAAAAAATATCTTACAATATTAATTAAAAAACAATGGGGGCAAAATTTAATCAAATTTAAAGGAGTTAAACTGCCTGGTGGAGTGGAATTAAATGGTAGGGAAATATATGAAGATGCTGAAAGAGAATTGGAAGATATTAAGCAAAGAATGGTACTTGAATATGAACTTCCTCCCTATGATTTTATTGGTTAATTATGGCACTTAATCCCTTTTTTCTACAAGGTTCTGCAAATGAACAAAGATTAATTCAAGAACTCATAAATGAGCAATTGAAGATATATGGAGTTGAAGTTACATATATTCCAAGAAAATTTGTAAGGAAGGAAACAATTATAAGAGAAGTAACATCATCAAAGTTTGATGATAATTTTGCTCTTGAAGCTTATGTGCAAAACTATGAGGGATATAGTGGTGCTGGAGATATTTTAACAAAATTTGGAATGAACTTGAAGGATGAACTCACTTTAATTATTTCAAAGGAAAGATTTGAAGACTTCATCTCACCATTTTTAGAAGCAATGAATGATGATGAAATTGTATTATCATCTCGACCAAGAGAAGGTGATATTGTGTATTTTCCTTTGGGGAAAAGATTATTTGAAATTAAATTTGTTGAGCACGAGCAACCATTTTATCAGTTGGGTAAAACTTATGTTTATGAGTTAAAGTGTGAACTATTTGAATATGAAGATGAACTTGGTGGATGGAATAATACTAATACGACAGTAGAAGAAATTGATAGTGTATTAGTAAATCAAGGTTATATGACTTCTCTTGAACTATTCTCATTTGGACAAACTGCTACAGGAACTGCAACTACTGCATCAGGATATGTTAGGAGAGTTATTTTAAGTAATGATGGTTATGATTATACATCTGTACCAAATGTTGCTATTTCATCAGCACCTTCAGGAGGTACGAATGCAACAGCAGTTGCATCTATTAGACAAAAAGGTGGAGTATTTTCAGTAGAAAGCATCTTATTAACAAATCCTGGTTTTGGTTACACATTAGCACCTACGGTTACAATCACTGGAGGAAATGGTGCAGGAGCTCTAGCAACTTGTGAAATTGTAACAAATTACTCCGGTATATCTACTGTAGGGATACAAACTTTTGGAAGTGGATATCCAGTAGCACCAAGTGTGAGGTTCAGTACTCCTTCTGCAGGATTAGCAGTCACTGCACGAGGGACTGCATCCATAAGTACTACAGGCAGTATAACACAAATATTAATTTCTGATGCAGGAATTGGATACACTATGAATCCTGTGGTAACAATAGATCCACCTCCAATTACTACAGGAATAGGAACATTTTTATCGAATGAAATTGTTACTGGATCAATTTCGGGAGCAACCGCAAGAGTTAAAACTTGGAATAAAGAAGAAAATATTCTTAAAGTTGGAACAACTGATGGAGATTTTGTTCCTGGAGATATTATTGTAGGATCTGCATCATCTGCTAGATATAGTGTTAGAAATGTATCTCAAGGAGAGTTTCAAGATAAATATGAACAAAATGATGAGATTGAACAGGAAGCAGATTTCATAGTTGATTTTTCAGAATCAAATCCATTCGGTAATTATTAATGCTAGGAACTTACTATTATCATCAAATAATTAGAAAGACAATTATTTCTTTCGGAACATTATTTAATGAGATATACATTAAACACAAAGATAAAGATGGTGATCCTTATAATGAACTCAGAGTTCCATTGGCATATGGTCCGATGCAAAAGTTTTTGGCAAGAATTGAGCAACAACCAGATTTAAATAAACCAGTTGCAATGAGTTTGCCCAGAATGTCATTTGAAATGAATTCTATTCAATATGATTCAACAAGAAAGGCAGGCGTTACTCAAACCTTTAAGGCATCAGATGGCACAAACCTAAAGAAAGTTTTTATGCCTGTTCCATATAATATTGGATTTGAACTTAACATCTTAACAAAATTAAATGATGATGCTTTACAAATTGTTGAGCAAATTCTTCCATACTTTCAACCATCATTTAATCTAACGGTAGATTTGATTGATTCTATTGGGGAAAAAAGAGATATTCCAATTGTTTTAGACTCGGTATTATTCCAAGATGATTATGAAGGAGATTTTTCCACAAGAAGATCTTTAATATATACTTTACAATTTACGGCAAAGACATATCTGTTTGGTCCTATTGCTGACAGTACAGACGGTCTTATCCGTAAGGTTCAGGTCGATATGTATGCTGGTAGTGACCAAACAACTGCTAAACGTGAAATGAGATATACAGTAACTCCAGACCCTATTGATGCTGGACCAGACGATGACTTTGGATTTAATGAGAATTGGGAGTTCTTTAATGATTCCAAGTCTTATAGTCCAACACAACAGGCTGACATTTGATAACTTATGACAAATAATTATGGGGATATTGATAAGGCACTCAATATCGAGAGCAGTATAGTTGAGGCAGAAAGACCTATAGAAAAAATTGATATTGTATCATCAAAACCTGATGATATTAGGAAAGATTATGAATATACTCGTGCAAATCTTTATTCATTAATTGAAAAGGGTCAAGAGGCAATTAATGGGATTATGGAACTTGCTGGTGAAGGTGGAAGTCCTAGAGCATATGAGGTTGCGGGGCAATTAATTAAGAGTGTTGCCGATACAACTGATAAGTTAATTGATTTGCAGAAGAAACTGAAAGATGTTGAAGAAGATACTGTAAAATCACCAAGTAGTGTAACCAATAATGCTCTTTTTGTTGGATCAACATCAGAACTTTCAAAAATACTTAAGCAAGGTTTTCTAAATACTAAAGATTAGTCTTTACCAGTAATGAACGAGCAACTGAAATCATATAAAACCGTAGAGCAGATTGCGAAAAAACATCGTATGGATGTTTCGGATATTCAGAAGCAACTTGATATGGGTGCTCCTATTGAACATGAGCACACAAATAATCAAAAACTTGCCGTTGAAATTGCATTACAGCATTTAGATGAAATACCAGATTATTATACTCGTTTAAAAAAAATGGAAGCATCTGCGAAGAAAGAACATAAAAAATTCAAGGATGTGTCCGAAAATACCAATGCACTTGATTATGATTGGCATACTCCAGTTCGTGAAAGAGCAGATAGATATTGTCCAAAATGTGAAAAACTTGAGACAAGAAGTCAATGCAAATATGGTCCAAGATATTGGGATATGTTTTCTTTACCGGCGGAGTTAATTAGTTCAAAAAAAGATTATAATATAACAATGCCACATCCGGCAAATGAGGAGAAGGACCACGAGTATTCTATGGCTCGTTCGGAACTTAGTGCTGTTATGAATGCTGCTAGAAGACTTAAGAAAAAAATGAAAGGTGAAGGTAATATTGAAGCCTGGGTCCAATCAAAGATTACAAAGGCAGCAGACTATATTGATACTGCGGCAGATTATATTGATAGTGGAGAAAGTAAAGTTAATGAAGATGTAACAATTGAGGATGCAAACGGCAATACTTTTGTTCGAATTATTGACATCATTAAAGCAGACCGTCTTGTAAAAGAAGGATCTAAATCTGGAGATCAGGGTCTTCATGACTGGTTTGGTAAATCAAAATCATCTACAGGAAAAAAAGGGTGGGTTCAACTTGGTGGAAAATTTGCAGGAGAACCTTGTGCCCGTCAAGAAGGACAAACTTCTACACCAAAGTGTGGTAGTTCAAAAATGGCAGCAAATCTTTCACCCGAAGAAGAAGAAAAAGCAAGAAGAAGAAAAAATAAATTAGATCCAAATCAACCACAAAAATCTGGTGCTTCAAAACCAACGAATGTAAGGACCGAAGAAATTAATATCCAAGAGGTAAAGGACAAAGCAGGAAAAGGTAGTGGTAAAAAAGATGCTTGCTATAATAAAGTGAAATCAAGATATGATGTATGGCCTAGTGCATATGCGTCTGGAGCACTTGTTAGGTGTCGTAAAGTTGGTGCTGCAAATTGGGGTACAAAATCGGAAGATTGCTGGGATGGTTATAAGCAAGTGGGTGTGAAGAAAAAAGGTAAAAAAATTGTTCCAAATTGCGTTCCAGAACAATTAAGTTTTGAAATTGGTGGTGGACATAAAGCAGCACAGAAGCAAGCAAAAATTAGAAATCTTGCTACAGGAACTAGCAATCCTAATGAAAAAAAGGTTGCTTTAGGAAAACTCTCCGGACCATCACTTCCACTTGCAAACTCATATACTCCAAAAACATTTGATCAATTTATGATTGAAGCAAAGAAATCAGAGATGAAGTGCAACTCCCCAAAGTCAGAACCCGTGGGTGATTCACTCACGGGAAAGTCGCACGTAGTTAAAGCATGTGAGAATGGAAAAGAAAAACTCATTCGTTTCGGTCAAAGAGGTGTAAAAGGTTCTCCAAAGAAAGAAGGTGAGTCAAAGGAGTATGCAAGTCGTCGTAATAGATTTCAAACCAGACACGCAAAGAATATTGCTAAAGGAAAAATGTCTGCAGCATATTGGGCAAATAAAGTGAAATGGTAAAAATTAAATGAACGAACTATCAGAACTTTTTAAATTAGTAGCACAAGAAAAAAAACAAAAAAAAGAAGAATTTGAATCTTTAGTTGGTAACTTAGGATTAGATTCCGTATTTGAAGAGGTTTCTATTCTTAAAACTAAAAATAAAATAAAAAATAAAAAAGGTGATAAGGCACTCAAAGTATTTGAGGACTTGTTGTCTTCCAAAAAGATGGAACCAAATATTGAAGAAAAAATTGAAGAAATTTTTGAAGTAGTAGAACAACTTCAGGAAGAACTTAAAGAACCAACATTAATTGAAAAATCTTTAGGTCTTCTTGCTGAGCCATCAAATATTAAAGTTCAGCAAGACCCAATTACTCCATTAGACCAAAAGTTCGCAACACTTGATGATTTACATAAACATTACAGCACTTTCCTTTCTCGTATTCAACAACAACTTTCCACATTAGGTGGAGGTGGTGAAACTCGTTTGAGATACTTGGATGATATTGTAGGCATCGCAACTAATTCTGGTGCTTATGATAGTAAATTTCTCCAATGGAATTCCACAACAAATCAAGCAGAGTTTGTTGATCCAAATGATGTTGGTGGCACAACAATTGTAAATATCTCTGGTATTACCACTTACTATCAGGCATCAAATGTTGACGATTATATTGGTGTAAATGCAAATGTTCCGGTGACAATTGTATTACCACAAATTCCTTCTTATGGTAAGAAGTTAATCGTAAAAGACGAGGGAAATAAAATTGCTACATACAATATAACAGTCCAGGCAGGTGCTGGAACAAGTGTAGAGAATGATAGTTCAGTTATTATGACTATCAATCATCAAAGTTTTACTTATTTTTACAATGGTTCTAATTGGTTCTTAATCTAATATGTCTTATAATCCTCTTCCCCAACCAGCACAATCCGTAGTTCTTACAGGTGCTGGAACATCATTAGTTACTTATGCTAATCCATTTCCAGTATCTCTTGGAAGTTCAAGTATTACAATTAATGGAAGCATTACAATTCCAACAACTATAAGTGTTGCAAGTTCTCCTGCAAATCCAGTTCATACTCATATTACTCAAATTGGTTCAAGTGGTCTTTTAGAAGACGAAGGTATTCCATATATGCCTATCGGTATTGGAACTGCACAAAATCTAAATCTTTCATATCTTCCAGTTGGCATTTCTTCATTACTGAATACGGTATCAATCTCTAATACTTCCTTTTATGTTCTAAATCCAGTTACTTCTGTGACTGTTGGTGGAACTGTTTCTATTGCAAATACAGTTTCTATATCCAATACTTCTTTTTATGTCTTAAATCCAGTAACAACAGTAACTGTTGGTGGAACAGTATCAATTGCTAATACAGTTTCTATTTCTAATACTTCATTCTACATAACCAATCCAGTCACAACAGTCGCAGTATCAGGTATTGGTTCTACTGTTACAGTTCAAGGAACAGTAGGTATTGGAACCACAGGGCAAGTATCACTCAACCTCAATAGTGCTCCTGTAAGTTCCAGTAATCCTCTACCAGTTATAGGAACAGTATCAATTTCTACAACATCATCAGCATCTGTTACATTTCCACCAATAGCAACCGATGCATTTGGTCGTTTAAGAACTTCAACTCCACTTACACTTTTTGATAGTTCCCACAGATACAGGGACAATAATCTTTGGAATGGTTTAGTTGTAGGAACTGGTTCAACAGTTGGATTTGTAACAGCACAAGGTTTAGTCAATATTGGTATAGGAACTACTGCTGGATGTTCTGTGATTAGGGAAACCACAAAAGTATTCTCTTATCAACCAGGAAAATCATTACAGGTATTGAATACATTTATAATGAACCCAGCAAAAGCAAATCTTCGTCAAAGAGTAGGATACTTTGGTGCAGATAATGGAATGTATCTGGAACTTGATGGAAGCACTTTATATTTTGCGGAAAGAAGTTTATCTACTGGAACAACAACAAGAGTTGCACAGTCGGATTGGAATGTTGATACGATGCTTGGTGCAGGGCATCTCAATCCATCTGGTGTTACATTAGATATTTCCAAAGCACAAATTTTGTGGATGGATATTGAATGGTTAGGACTTGGAACAGTTAGATTGGGTTTTGTGGTTGATGGGAAGTTTATTCACTGCCATTCATTTCATCACGCAAACTTAATCACTTCAACTTATATCACAACAGCATCATTACCTTTGAGATATGAGATTTCTAATACTGGAATTACAACAAGTTCAAGCACACTGAAACAAGTTTGTTCTAGTGTAATTTCAGAAGGTGGTTATGAACTTCGTGGAATACAGCAGGCAGTTGGTATACCAATCAATTCTCCAAGAACATTAGGAACTGCGGGAACATTTTATCCTGTAATATCTTTGCGTCTCAAAGCATCACCAAATCGTTTGGATGCTATTGTAATTCTCACAGCACTTTCTATAATGCCAATTAGCACTGGTAATTTTAATTGGCAAGTTATAGCATCTGAAACTACTACTGGTGGTGCTTGGGTAAGTGCTGGAGTTGATAGTGCTGTTGAATATAATATTACTGGAACTTCTGCTGCTGGGGGAAGAATACTAGCAAGTGGATTTTTTAACGCATCAAATCAAGGAGCAAGTCAAGTTGATATTCTGAAAGAAGCATTATTTAAGTTTCAGTTAGAAAGAAATGGATTAACTTCAACTCCTTATGAACTTACACTTGTGGTTGCTTCTGATACTAGTAATGATACTGTTGTTGCTTCTTTGGACTGGGAAGAGATTAGTAGGTAACACTTATGTCTGATAATATCTACTTAGGTAATCCCAATCTAAAACGGGCAAATACCCAAATTGAGTTTACGGAAGAACAAATCTATGAATTCTTAAAGTGTAAGGAAGACCCCGTATATTTTGCACGGAATTATATTAAAATTGTTACTCTTGACCACGGACTACAACCTTTTAGAATGTATCCGTTCCAAGAG